ATGATGAAGGCGTGCGAAGACGCCGCAGCTCTGATCCAGTCGATGGATGCCGAGCTTGACGCGCTAAAGGCTAAGCCAAAGCGCGCCAGCAAGCCGAAGGGNTAGCGCAGGTCGNCCTGATTGAGTGCGCCCACAGTGCCNAGTATCCCGCCGTAACGCTCAGGCTGGTAGCGGAGCTTGCGCCGCAGCATCTCGTCCTGCATCTCACGCGCGGAGAGCCGGCCCATTGCCGCCTCCTGCGCCTTGCCAGCCTTAGAAAACAGCAGGTCTGACATTTCTGCCGCCACTGGNCCACCGACCCCACTCATGCGTGCGTTGAGAGCGCCGCCAGCCTGACGTATGGCCTCTCCAGTGCCGCCCGTCATGAGCTGCACNAATGACAGCGGGTCGATGCCCTGCTCTGCCATGGATTGCAGGTTCTCCGCTGTGGCACTCGTCCCGTACACTCGCTTCTGCGTTGCCGCCATGGACGCCTCGGCACTCATGTACTCGCGAAAGTCCTCGAACGCCTGCTTGCTTGGGAACGCCTTCTCCAGAGCGTCACGGCGCTTNGGAGACCCGAATAGGCGCTGCACGTAGTCCGTNCGGTCTGAGCCAGACGCGATGTTGCGTATCTTGGTAATCATGCCCGCCTTGAGCGCNTCCACCTCAGTGGCGCTCATCTTGCCCACCTTACGCGCGAAGTCTAGGGACGACATCTTCTCGAAGTCGTCGCCAATCTTAAACGCGCGCGTCATGTCGCTGTAGTCAGCGAAGCCCTTGTCTGCCGCCTTGTACGCTGGGTTCAGCTCGCCAATGAGGCTCTTGAACTCATTTCGCACGGTCAAGACATCCTTGGCCAAGTCGTTCATGCCCTCGATCTTGCTTGTGTTCGCGTTGATGACACGATCCAAGCCCTGCGCAATCTTTTGCAGGTATAGCGTCGGCACCTGATCGCCAGAAAGCGCGTCCTCCAAGTCGGGGATGACTTCGTCGCCAAGTGTGTCGGCGCGCTGCTGTATCGCGGAGAATGCCTTCTTGAACACCTTGCGGTCTGCATACTTGCGGAATGGCGCTGAGCTCACTGGCTTGTCAGCCGCAGCATATAGCGGCCTAAACACCTCAGCCTGCTGCTCATATAGGTCGTCAAGATAGTCGGCTCCGTACAGCCCCGCCGCATCCATCTTCTCTGCCGTTACGTCCGCTATCCGACCGCCCTGCGAGACACTGCGCTCAGAGATTTCGTCCAAAATGCCCGTGCGTCGGTTGGAGCCTACAGCCTGAGAAACGTAGCCCGCAGAGCGTGTCTCCTTGCCGATGTCCACAGGCATCATAGGAGCGCCCAGATCCTGCGCCCTGCGCAGTCGCTCCAGCGCCGTCTGAGGCGTCAGCCCCTCATCTGCCAAAGCCTTACCGACGCGGCGCTCAGCAATGGTCGCCGCTCGCTTCTTCCCGCCGATACCCAATCCGTCCGCTGCTCGGCGTACTGCATCGCCGCCGACCGCCCCCACGACTGGAAACGCCCCGCCAAGCGCGCCGCCCACTAGAGCCCCTGTGCCTGCGCTTTCCATTCTGTTTCCAAGGCCACCCTCGCCAGCGCCAAAGCCAGCCACGCCGCCGCTGGCAGCGCCAGCCGCCAAGCCGCGCCCAGTAGCCCTTGCGATGCCCGCGCCCTTAGCGCCAGCCAAGCCCGCCTTGACTGCGAGACCTGCGGGGACAATCGAGCTCGCGACAGCGCCGCCCATTTCAAGGCCCGCGCTGAGCACAGGCTTGGCCTGCTTAAACTCAGATATGTTGCCTCGGATCTCCTTGAGCAAGTCATCTCGGTCTTGGCCAGTGAAGGTCGACCTGATGTAAGCCTCCGCCTCGTCCCCAAAGCCTAGAAGGATGCCTTGGCCAAGGGTTCGAACGCCGCCACCAATGGTGGCCTTCGGCTTTTTAGAGGGTTTGGGCTGCGCCTTTGGAGCCGCTTGCAGTCGATCTATCTCAGCCAGAATGGCGCGGACGTCTTCGGCGTTGCCTTGGCGGTCAGCCTCTTGCGCGTACTCGATCAGCTCTTGGATGTTCGACATTATTAGCCACCATTTCCTACTTTGGGGTATTTCTTCTTCAAGTCGGAGAGTATTCCGCTCTCAGCCAGCCCATCTTCCCGCTCCATAGCGTCTAGGGTTCGCCTTATGCCAGAGTAAAGGTTGTAGATGTTTTCTGCCGTCTGAAGTGGCATAGTTTCAGCATCAAGCGGCCCCGAGAGTTCGCGCAAGGTCAACATATCATTGTCTGTCAAGGTTCCCAAGGTCTCGCCTCGCGATTTGATTTCGCTGAGATTTTCGAATACTAGCTTCGCGGCGATCTTCGCGGCCTGAGACTTGTATGTCTTGTAATCGTTGGTCTCAAACCCCGTCATGCGAGAGAATAGGAACTTTCTGCTCTTAATGTCGCCAGAGCTCAAGGCTTCAGTGAGCTCGTCGCCACTCAGTCCAGTCGCTGCGGCTATTGCGCCCTCCATGTCGACCAAGGTCTGCCTGTAATCCTTGTAACTGGCTTTGCGCTTTTCCTTTTTCTCAAGAGCTTCCGCGTCAGCGACTTTCTGCTCCTCCGCCAATTTATCTTGACGGTCGCGCTGGCTAACTAAGGCTTCTCTTTTGGCCGTCCACACGTCCATCTGGCCGAGCTGCGCAAAAGCGGGCATCTGGGCGTCATGAGCCTTGATAGCCGCGTCGGTGTCTGCGGGTCCGCCCGCTTCAGCGGGTTCGCCCGTCGGGCCTGCAACTACGGACGAGGAAATGCCGCCCAATAAAGCGTCAATTCGAGCCTGCCTCGCACGCTCCGCCTGAGCCGCGCTCAGAGCCGCCCTCCGCTTGCGCTCCATATTGGCGCGCTCCGTGAAGTCGCCCATGACGCCCGCGACTGCGTTACTGTCCTTACCCATGAGAGCCATCCCAGCGTCCTTCATGGCGGCGAAGCCAAGAAGCATGCGCTGGTTTCGCGACAGCCCCTCCATAGGGTCTTGCGGCACTGGCGTGCTCAGCAGATCCAGCATCGACGACGAAGCGCCGCCCGCGCCGCTCACTGCGCTGGGCATCGACACGTTCTGCGTGTAGACCGACCGGTCATAGTTTATGTCTGCCCCCGCGCGCGTGGCTGGGTTTTGCAGCATGACGGCCTCGTCAACGTCGAGGCCATTGTTTCGCGCTTCAGTGTATATTGGGTTTCCGCCCGACGTCGGGCCGGCAGGGGGCGTCATGCCCATCACGACCATCTCTTCCGGTGTCGCGGGTTCGCCCTCAAATCCTTGAAGCTCTGGGAAGCGCCTAATGTCGTCCGCTTTGATGATATATTCCATTGTTAGCCGTTCCCCCTTCTAAGGCCACTCAAGCCCATACCTAGAGACCCGCCGGCGGCAAGGGCTGGCCCAAGTCCGCTCATTTGCTGCGTGGTCGTTCCGTAGCCAGTAGGGATGCCGCCAGCCGCCGCTGTCAGCGCGTCAAGCCCGATAAGTGGGAAGCCCTGCTCTCGCATGAACTCTTGATACTCTGCGTCTAAGCCCGCCTGATCGAGCGCCCGCTGCGCGTCGCCCGCCTGCATTTGCGCGCCGAGGACGTTCATCTCGGAGCCGAGGCGCTGGCCCTCAGTGCTCGCCAAGCCCGCAGCGCCGCCAGCCCTGATGCCCGCCGCGCGCTCAGACGCAGCCCTGTTTCCCAGCGCGAACTGGTTCTGTGAGGCGATGTCTCGGCCAGCCATGTTTTGCGCGTTCATGAACGCCTGCTGCATCTGATTGGTGACCAAGTCCGACGCCTGCTGGCCGTATGCCTTGCGCGTCTCAGCCTCGGCGACGCCGTGGCGAGATCCGCCAAAGGCACCGGCCCGTGACGCCTGCGCGCCCTGCTGATTGAGCGCCTGCTCCTGAGCGCCGCCAAGTGTTCGGAGGCTCGCGTCGATGACGTTTTGAGTGTACGGAGACATGTATTGGCCCATGTCAACGTCAGAGATTTGGGCCGCGTTCAGGTCTTGGCTCTGGAAGCCACCCAAGTCTCCGTAGATGTCGGACGCCTGCCCGTAAGCCTCAGACCCCGCGTCAAGATTTCCGTAGCCAGTGAGAGCCTCATCTTGCAGAGACGTCAGCCCTGCGACGCGGTCGCCCTCGTAGGCGGTGAAATCTTGGCCAGCGATGCCCTTCGCATACGGCAGCACCGAGCCCGTTAGGAACTGCTGCTGGAACGCTGGCATGCTCTGTTCTGTGGTCGTCTTCGTTCCCATCAGTCGATCTCCATAACGTAGTTTCGGTAAGCCTCGCGAAATTTCGAGCGGCCTAAATATCTCTCAAAACCCTTGCGGCCATCAGCCTCAACGGCGCTCAGGCCAGCGTCTCTGGCGAGTTTCTCTAATAGTTCCATCGCATCGTCCATCCAAACACTCATCTTTGAGCCAGCCATAAATTCTATTCTCAGGGTAAGTCGCTGGGGGTGCTTCACGACGCAGGTTGTCAGCGCAGCTACAAGCGTGTCCCCTACGTGGATTGCCCACATAAGCGAGGTTCCTTCGCGCACGCTGTCCTCGATGTCCTGCATGCTGGCGTTCTGAGACTGTCTCGCCACTGCGGGAGCTAAGATCTCCATGCAGCGCGGCAGATACTTGTCAAAGTCAGCGTCAAGCACAGGCAAAATCAGGATGCGCGCCCTTGGCGTCAACCTTACAACATTTTCTTCTGAGATGACAGCCTCGCTATTCACGCCCTGATCCTCGTGATTGACAGCGAAGTCGAGGGCGCGCTGGGTGCATATGCCGTCGCAGCAGTCGCGTGCAGGTAGCCTGACGTGCTGTCCACGGCCCACATGACCTCAAGATAGTCGCCAGCGCTCACGCTGAAGACCGCCGTTCTTGAGACAACATTCGTCGCGTTGTTTTGGTGTAGGTTGGTCACGATAGTGCTCCCCGCAACGTCTGTTCCGTTGATCCTCGGCCAGAAGCGGAAAGACACTGTGCTGCTAGACGTTGACGTGACCTGCGCGGAAAACGCTAAGATGTACGTGCCGCCCTCCGCAAACGTGATCCGACTTGCGGGCGTGCCAAGCGTGATGCCAGAGCTCATCGCGGGCGTGTCGTACGTGATAGCGTACGCAGTGTTTACCGCCGCCGCCGTGATGTCAGCGTCTTGGCCAAGAAACGCATAGCCGTCCGCCAGCACGACCTGCCGCCACTCGCCATTTTTGGATACTGTCGGGTAGCCGTCGACTTGGTCCCACAGCAGGATGCCGTTTTCGGACGCGTTGTCGTCCGCCGTCTTGGTGAATAGTCGCGGAAGCTGGCGCGACAGATACGAGGAGAGCTGCCGCCCCCACTGCGCGAGGTCTGGGCCAATGGGAGGTAAAACTGGCGCTGGCATTAGCGCTTGCCCATCGGCTTGGCCTCAATCCGCATGGTGCCGACGCGCCAAGGTCCGAGCTGGTCGCCCTCAACGCGCATGCGCGCCTGACGCCCAGTGAAGCGTAAAGATGTCGGATTGGACGGGTCAAACGGCCCGTGGCTTGTCTCTTCGCCGTTGGGGTAGAGCCGCGTCTTGAACGTGAGGGTCACGTCGCCCTGCGTGACTTCGTCGGGGATGAGCTTAGTCACGGACATGACCTGCTCCCCTACGCCCAGCGATACGGGCGCGGTCTCAGCAAAGATCGTGTCGCCATCCACGTTGTAGCCGACTTCATGCTCTTGCAGTGAGAGGTCAGGGCTGGCCATGAACGGGTACTTGAAGACGCCGCGCTGGACGCCCGAAGTGCGCGACAACTCCCCGATGAGCCAATGGTTCTCCTTGTAGTCGAACGCGACATATCGGTCGATCTCTGTGCTGTTTTGAGACGGGAAGAACCACCAGATCTCGCTACTTTGGCCGTTATTCCACGCCCAGATCTTGGATTGCTGCGCGGGGTTGATGCCCTCAGCGCCAAAGACGTAGTCATGGACGGCGCACGGAAGCTCAGCGACACTGTTAGAATTGAACATGAAGAAGCCCTGCACCCCCATCCAGAATACGCCCTGATCGACGTCCGCAGCCGCCTTGCGCGAAATGATCCCGCAGGCGGTCCCGACACGCTCAAAACCGTACACATATGGCGGGCCTTGATAGCGCGCCGTGTGAGCGTCTACGTCCGTCAGGATTAGCGTCTGCCCCTTCGTGCGCACGGCAGTCATGATCTGGCCCGCCGTCTGAAGCTCAATATCGCCCGCCTCGTTCGTGTCGAGGGCGGTCCACGCGGTGTTGTCCTCGCGGTCACACCACTGCACCGTCCGAGGGTTGCCGCCAGCGCCCAGCGCGAAGATAAAGCGCTCCTCCGTGACAATTAGGCCGAGATTGGCTAACGGCGCGTTGGCGATGGCCGCTGCGGGGGCGGGAGTGGGCTTGTTTAGCCGCCACTCAAGCAGCCGCCCGTCTTCGGGATTACAGGCCACTAAATACTCGCCCCAGTTGTCAATCGACCACGTCGTCGCCTCTGAGTAGTTTCCGTAATCCTCGCGTGGCTGGCCGTAGTAGCCCGTACCGTAGAAGCCGTATCCGTAGCCTGTCTCGATCTCCGCGTCGGCGCGCCCTGTCGCCAAGTCGCTCGGCGCGACGTCCGTGACAGTGTTGGAGCCAGTCATCACTTTAAGCTCAGAGTGCGACCCCGCTGCGAGCCACGCGGTGCCGTCGTTGTCTTCCCAAGCGTGCATACCTCGGATCGGGTCTGTGCTGAAGGCGGCGACGCGCTCTTGCCAGCCACCGACTGGGCGCAGGGAGCCGTCACGCCAGCGGACAAGTGAGCCGTCGCGCCATCGGCCAGATGCGTCGAGATCGGTTCCGATGCGGTAGAACCCTGCGGGAATGTCGAGGGGGATCATTGGCATGGCTTACAGCTTCATGATGTACGCAAGAGCGTAGTATTTAGGTATGATTTGGAATGCAGTGCCGCTACCCTTGGAGCCTGTGTCACCTGAATTGACGTCAACCGTGTGGGTGTGAGCGCCGTTGTCGTTGACGTTAAGGGTGTGGCTGTGGCTGCCTGCGCTGTCTGTCTGATAGCCGTTGTTGCTGACGCCCACATTAAACGCAGACCACGCAGTTGCGCCACCCGTTGGGACGTTTGGATTGCCCATGTTCTGCGTGTGTGTGTGTGCGCCCGTCGTGTTCGTTGTGCCTGTGTGGCTGTGAGTACCGTTTGACTCTGCCGTGCCGCCAAGCGTGCCGCTAGAGTGCGTGTGCGCTGGCATGTTGTCTTCGGTCAGCGTTGCAGTACCCCCGTCCGCGTCGCCTACATCGTAAGTGGAGCCAGCGCCCACGACAAAACGGTCTCGCAGGTCAGGTACTTCGGTATCGCCGTGATCAATGCCGTCACACAGGGTCCAGCCTGATGGTATGTTGCTGGTAGAGCCAGACCACATGATGATGCCGCCCGTTGGGACGTAGTGCGTCGAGGCTGTGTTCAGCTCAGACGCTGTGGCTGTCACGTCTGTGCCATTTATGGTCAGCGTGCTTAGGTCGGGAGCGACTGTGCCAGAGGTGCCGTTGAGCGCGTCAACGAGGGTGTCGAGGCCCGTGTTAATCGTGGTCCCCCATGTGTTTTCGCTTCCGCCAACGGTGGGCTTGGTTAAGCTAACTGCCATCTGGTGGTCCTCTCACGGTAAAACTTGGCGCATTGTACACTCGTTGCGCAGTTATTGCTAGGCAGGCTTTGTGGGCCATACCACATCGTCGAGTGACGTGTATGTATCTGTGATGTCACGTAGAGCTTGGCGGTATGTTGTCTGCTCTGCTGTCATAGTAAGATCACTAGAGGCCCACCAGTCTGTAGCTGCAATCAAGCGGTCACGTTCTGCGCGAAGCTCCTTGAGAGGCTGCGCTGCGATGAGTGCATCACGCTTGGATGCTACAGCCGCCCATGTTGTACCAAAGTCAGCAGGGTCGCTGCTCTCAATAGCTGTGCCATTGGCATCTGCGCCAGTGACCTTGGCAAACATAGTGCTAAACTCTGCTTCGGTTGTCGGTTCGCCACGGAGTACCCACTCTGTGACGCCTAGCTCTGTTAGTGCTGTTGAAACTGTTGTCATTTTTGTTTCTCCGTTATGCGGTGAAGAATGTGCAAGCTAATGAAACCCAACTAGAAGTCGGTGTGTAGAGAATGTAAACTTCACCGTTCTTCTTTATATCAAGTCTAGCCTGACCATTACCGTCACAGTGTGCTGCGATAACTCTATCAGTTGGTGGCCTAAACCCTTCTGGCAAAGTAAACACCGCTGCGACAGAGGCTTGAGCAGTAAGGCCTGTTATATTTACAATATTACCTATCTTTCGATATTGGACTGGCCCATACAGTGTAGTATCAAGGCTAGTAAAGGGACTATTAAGTGTTGGCGTAA